ATCAGGTATAGTTCCACTTGCTAAATCATCTGCATCTAAATTAGTAAGATTTGCACCGCTTATAGCTGGTAATGTAGCGGGAAAACGTCCATCAGGTACAGTTCCAGAACTAAGGTTAGTGGCATTTAATGCAGAACCATCAATAAAACCTGCACCATTTGTTAATTGATTATTATTAGTGGGTACAGTTGGCTTATTAAGTAAATCATTAAAATTAACTACATTAGAATTATTATTTATACTATTTCCCATATTTGCATGATTTATACACATATAATGCAAAATTAATGGAGTCGTATCTGTTACTTCTATTTCTACATACCTACTAGATGCACTATTGAAAGAACTGTTATATGCAGAAGAATTAGCTTTTGAACCGTCAGCATAAAAAGTTATTCCAGTTGTATATTCTGTAGTTTTATTTGCTTCTAAATAAAATGCTATAGGATGACCACTGTTTGAAGAATCAGATTGATCTAATCTATATGTTCTCCCTGGTGTAAGAGTTATAAAAGGTGCCTCATATCCATCTACTTTATAACCATTACTAGAGCCAGTTCCGTTATATCTATGTGCCGCTGTTTTTGCAGCCACAGTAATTGTTAGTGATTTTGTAGAGCCAGTATAAGTTGCCTGTAATGTTGCAAAACCTCTAATATTTCCATCATTTTGCAATGTTAAATTACCAGTAAACGCAGGGTTTGTACTAGAACCAGGATCAACCCAACTTAAATTACCACTAGCATCACTTGCTAATACATAACCATTTACACTTGCATCTGATGCTGGCAATGTCCATACAACATTAGATGTAACAGTAGAAGGTGCTTTAAAACCTACATGATGTGAAGAATCACTATCTAAATATCTAAATTCTTTTTGACCTGATACTGAAAAATGTTCTGAAGAAGTCCATGAATCAGTTGTATTTAACCAGTTTATTGTTTTATCTGTTGCACCTTTTAATGTAATACCACCTCCATCAGCGGTTGTATCTGTTGGAGTAGATACTTTGCCTAATTCAATATTTTTATCTTCTACAGAAAGAGTTGTAGTATCAATAGTAGTAGTCGTACCATTTACAGTAAAATCCCCTTCAACAGTTAAATTACCTGGTAATGATCTATTTGCGTCAGGTATTGGTACATAATCTAAACTTTGCCATGCTGTAGAACCATCACCTATTTTAAATTTTTTTGTATCTGATTCTATACCCCATTCACCAGCAAGTAAAACTGTATTATTTGAAGTCCAATTACTTGCTGTATCTCGTCTTTGCTTTTGTAAAGCAGTTAATGTAATTGTCATACTTATGCAGAGTTCCTTGCGTCTATTATATTACTTCTAGCAGGTGATGCACTACTATCAAGAGCATCTAATATATATGTCCTTGCAGTGTTAGATGAATCACCAGCATCAAATATTAAATCTCCTAAGTCAATAGGAACTGCTACTAATTCAATTTCTACATTCCATTTACTTGTTATCCCGTCAGATATTGTTGGAGGTGTTGCATATAACCATGCAAAATCTGTTACTAATGCAACTGGCGGTGTAGTATATCCACTCCATGTATTTGCAGATAGAAAAAATATTTCAAAACTTCCTTTTTGGTTATCATAATGTGTTCTTATTTGTGTAACCTGTGATTCCGTTAAATTATCAAAAGTAAGTTGTAAGGTTTGATTTATACGCCTATTACCACGCCTAAAACCTGTAATACTTCCATTAGAAGAAGATTGTATTGCACTAGGGAAATCACCTTGCGTATATAATCTTGTTGTTGGTGTTATAGATGGAAATGTTGACATTATAAAGAAACACTAATTAGTTCTATAGAGGTACTATATCTATTAGGTGCAGATATACTAATTTGAAAAGATTGTGCAT